TTGAATGAAGCCAAAGAGCAAGTACGTGCAGAATTGCGTGAAGAATTCGCACAACGTTATGAACATGATAAAAACGTAATGGTAGAAGCCCTAGATAATATGGTTACAGAAGGTCTGTCAGAAGAAATTTCCGAATTTCAGATTGAAAGACAAGCGATGAACGAAGACCGCGTAAACGCAAAACGCAAGCTACATGAAAATGCAGCCAAATTCAATAATTTCATGGTTACTAAACTATCCGAAGAAATTAAAGAACTACGCAATGAGCGTAAGATCCAGAAAGAAAGTCAAGAAAAGTTAGAACAATTCGTTGTTCGTGCTCTTTCACGTGAAATTAAAGAATTCACGCAAGACAAACAAGCTGTGGTCGAAGCAAAAGTTAAGTTAGTTGCAGAAGGTCGTAGACAACTTGAAGCATTGAAGGCACGTTTCGTGACCGAATCTGCTAAGAGAATGAACGAAACTGTAAGCAAACATCTTAAGGGTGAACTAGGCCAATTGAAAGAAGATATTAAGACTGCCCGTGAAAACGATTTTGGTCGTAAAATCTTTGAATCTTATGCAAGTGAATTCAGCACTACCTATTTACAGGAAAAAGCTGAGACACGTAAGTTGTTCAAACAACTACAAGCAAAAGATCAGCAATTAGCTGAATCCATTACTACAATGAAAGCCGCAAAGCAATTAGTTGAAAACAAGGAACGTGAAATTCGTATCATTAAAGAATCCAATGTCCGTCAAACGACAATGAATGAATTGCTATCTACTCTAAATGAGGAAAAAGCAACTATAATGAAGGATTTACTAGAAAGCGTACAAACAACCCGTTTGCAAACAGCTTTCGATAAGTATTTACCAGCCGTATTGAATAATATCAATGAAAAAGTAGAATCTAAAAAGTCTATGATTTCAGAAGGTGTAAAAGCAGTTACTGGTGATAAATCTGCCATGACACAAGTTGAAGACCAACCACGTGATAACGTGATTGACCTAAGACGATTGGCAGGGCTTTAAAAATCGACATAATTTAGGAGAAATATAAAATGTCACAAGTTCTATTAGAAGGTCGTTGGGACGAGACCAAAGAAGCCCTACTTGAAGGTCTAAAAGGTACTCGCCGTTCAACAATGAGTGTTATCTTAGAAAACACTAAAAAATCGTTACTATCTGAGTCATCAGCTGGCACAACTACATCTGGCAATATCGCTACACTAAACCGTGTGATTCTTGCTCAGTCTTTAACAGACAATAGCTCAGCCGGTACAAGCGTAACAGCAGGTGAAGAAGCATTAAGCCCGTTCAAAATTGCTCAGGCTTACTCAACACAGACAAATGCATCTACATCATCATCTATCTATACTGGCAATAACACTGCCGCTCTAGAAGGTAATGGCGGTAAGCAAATCAGTGTACAAATCTTGCGTCAAGCTGTTGAAGCTAAGTCACGTAAGTTACAAGCAAGATGGACATTCGAAGCTGCCCAAGACGCTCAAAGCCAACATGGTATTGACGTTGAAGCAGAAATCATGGCCGCTCTAGCACAAGAAATTACTGCTGAGATCGACCAAGAGATTCTATTGTCATTGAGCACATTGGCTACATTGGAAGAAACATTCGACCAAGCCGCTGTATCTGGTACAGCTACATTCGTTGGTGATGAGCACGCCGCATTGGCAGTTCTAATCAACCGTGTTGCTAACAAGATTGCTCAACGCACTCGTCGTGGCGCTGGTAACTGGGCAGTTGTATCTCCAGCTGTGTTGACTGTATTGCAATCTGCAACTACATCAGCATTTGCTCGTACAACAGAAGGTACTTTCGAAGCTCCAACTAACACTAAGTTTGTTGGTACATTGAATGGTGCAATGCGTGTTTTCGTTAACACATATGCATCTGACAGCCAAGCTGTTCTAGTTGGTTACAAAGGTACATCTGAGACTGATGCGGCAGCATTCTATTGCCCATACATCCCATTGATGTCTTCTGGCGTTGTTCTAGATCCATCAACATTCGAACCAGTCGTGTCTTTCATGACTCGTTATGGTTATGTTGAGTTAACAAACACTGCATCATCTTTCGGTAATGCAGCCGACTATCTAGGCGAAATCGATGTTGCTAACTTGACATTCAAGTAAGCACAAACATCTTCTTGTTCGGGAGCACAGACTACGGTCTGTGTTACGGGAAGGAATCAAAGAGCACTTCGGTGCTCTTTTTTGTTGGCTACTCAAACACATATATTTGAAAAATGATAAATAAGATATAAAATAATATTTGGAACCATAAATGGCAGCTAATGCATTCAATTCGGTAGGTGGGTATACAGTAAATATACCTCCAGTTAACATTATAGATACTAATGGTAATATTACAGCCCCAAGAGCTAATATTTCCGGTAATCTTACGGTTGGTGGCAATGCCGCAATATCCGGGTCAATAACAGCTACTAACTTCTATGGGAACGTTCAGGGTAATATTTCTGCAACTATTACTATTACAGGTCCAAACAACGCATTATTATTCAATAATTTTGGAATTGTAGAGACTGCTAACAGCATCAAGTATGACCCTGCTACCAAATCAATTACAGTTGAAGAAAATTTAACAGCAAACAATTTTTCATTAGGATTGGGCAACAATCAATTCTATACAATTTCGTCATTAATTGCTACTACTAACAGTACAGCAGTCGATCAAGTATTGCATAGGGTATCTGCCCCTACTGTAGTATCAATGGATTATACTATCATTGCAACTGACACTGTTGCAAACACTAGACAAACTAGTAAATTAATTGCAAGTGTCTTAGGCACTGATGTTGGTTATTATGAGTACGGTACAATTGATGCACCTTTGTCTAGTACTGGTGTAGGTGATTTTAAGGTTAATTATGAATTTGGAAGTTTTGGCGGGAATGTTACATTAACGGTTACACCGCGCGCCGCACATTTGACAAATTATAAAGTTTTGATAACAAGCTATAAAGCATAAAGGAAAAACGCAATGGCAATAAGAACGTTTAATTCGGTTGGTGGATTCTCAGTAGGGGAAATACCAACCAATGTAATATATCCTAACGGCGATATTTCAACTAGTAACGTTAGGGTTTTAACCGATGTTACTGTTGGTAATATATTGTTAACTCCTGGTACAGGTAATATCACTGTAGGTCATACTTTACTTGCTGGAAATGTCAGAACGGATCGTTTACTTTATGCTAATGGTGTAGCATGGGATTTACAAGAAGCCGCTGGTAGTAATACATACATTCAATTTAATACAGGTAATAACTTTGCGGCAAGTGCTAATTTAACATATGACGATTCTGCTAAGAAATTCACAACAGCTAACATTGAAGCTACTGGAAATTTAGTAGCGGCAAATGTTTTAGTTAATGCAGTATCAAATACTCAAGTATTATTTGCAGGGGTAAGTGGGTTACTAACAGGATCAAATAGTCTTGTATTCAGTACAGTAACTAATACACTTACTGTTGAGAATTTAATAGCCAATACCGATGCAACGATTAATGGTAACTTGACCGTTAACGGTAATATAACTAGTTTATCTACTAACAATACAACAATTGATGATAACACTATCACATTAAACAAGGGTGAAATAGGCAACGGAGTTACTTTAGGAACAGCTGGTTTTGAAATTGATAGAGGAACTGCAGGAGCCAATGCAACACTGTTGTGGACTGAATCATCAAGTTCATGGGCTTTTAAATTAGGTACAGGTAATGCAGATGTATCACTTGGTAATCTGTTTGTAAGTGCTAATGCAAATATAGGTGGTAATGTTAATGTAACTGGAAACTTGTCTGCTGATACGTTTATTGGTAACTTATCCGGTAATGTTCAAGGTGGAAACATTAAGGGTAACTTAGAAGCTCCTGGTTTAAATACCGAAATGTTGTTTAATGACGCTAACGTTGTTAAAAGCACACCTGGAATCACATATAACAAGACTAGTAATTTAGTAACACTAACTGGTAATTTATCAGTAGCTAATATTACAAATGCATCAAGCATAACGTTTTCAAACGGTGGCTATATTGACGGCACTGGTGCAAACTCAATAGTAATCACAGCCAATACTTCAGCGCAATTAAAATATAACGATGCAGGCAACAGTACAATTGCAACAGCAAATGTCAATGGATTTGATATTCAAGTTCGCGGTAATCATTGGTCTTTTGACACAACAGGTGATCTTAAAGCTCCTGGAAATATTTATGCAAATACAGGTGAACTAAGAGGTAATACTTTATTCGTTAGCTCAGCCGGTAACATTCGTGGTGATGTTGAATTAGGTGGAAACCTAAATGTAGCAAGTACTACAAACATATTGGGTGATCTAACTGTTGGCAATGCCACACCAAAAAATGCAAACATTACTGGTAATTTACTAGTTGGCGTTGACGCAAATATCACTGCTAATCTAACTACTAATAACTTATCTGTTACTAATTATGTAGCTAGTAATTTACTTCCATCGATTGATGCAGATGGTACAGGTAATGGTTTAGATTTAGGTTCTGCAACATACCGCTGGAGAGACTTGTGGCTATCTGGATCTACTATTAAACTAGGTACTACTACGCTTTCATCTGGAACAAATAATACTTTTGTAACAGCCAATGCAAATATTTTTACTGGTTTGTTAACTGGTAATATCAGTACCACTGGTATTGTAACTATAGGTAATGCAACTAATAAACAAACATTAACTGTATCAGGTAATACAAGTATTAATGCAAATTCGTCCGCAACTAGTACTACGACTGGCTCACTTACTGTGACTGGTGGAGTTGGTATTACTGGCAATATATATGTTGGTGGTGCTACTGCAAATATAATTGGTAATCTTTTAGTTGGTACTGCGGGAGTAGGTAATACAGCAAATGCAAATATCACTGGTGATCTTACAGTGGGCGGTAATGCTAGTGTCACAGGTGACGTTAGTGTAACTGGTAATTTATTAGTAACAGGTACTACAACTTATATTGATGTAGCTACGTCAAGTATCAAAGACCCAGTAATTGATTTAGGTGGAAATGGTAGAGGTGCTAACGCAACTGCACCTGACAATTACGACAGAGGCTTAATACTAAGAACATACTCTAGTGGCCCGGTGAATCATTTTATGGGATGGAAAGCATCTGGACAAGAATTTCAAATGTTATCCGGTATTACCGATACTGACAATGTTGTAACCGGACCGTATGCTAACTTACGTATTGATACTTTAAATAGTGACCATGTATACGGTACAATTGAAACAAGTAGCCAACCTAATATTGGTAATCTACTTGGATTAACACATGCAAACATATCTCATACACTTAATGTTAATAACGCAACTGTAACTACGTTAGTTGCTAGTACTTTAAAATATCCAAAGAATGACGGTAATGTGCCAGCGGCAGATGAACTAACTATTCTTACATCTGATGGTGCAGCCAATCTTGGGTTTACTACAATTAAAAGAAACAGTTTACTTAATGGTACTAGTAATATTGTTGTCTTACATGACGGTAATATTAATCTAACTGCGAATGCTAACACATCTTTGGTTGTAACTCAGACCGGCGCAAACGTTTTTGGTAATTTAACAATTAGTGGTTCATTGATTGCCGGTAACATTAAATTAAATGACATATCAAGTAATACGGTAACTATTGGAAATTCTTCTATTGGTGCTTTTACAGTAACTACTACAGCAGTAACAGCAGGACAAATTCTTGCAGAGGTAAGTTCTTCTACTAATAGAGCAGTTGAATTTTTTGTAAAAGGTGAAGAAGTTGCCGGTGGTAAATATAGTGTAGCTACAGTAGTCGCAGTACATAACGGAACAGATATCGCTTATGATGTATATGGTACTTTACAGATAGGTGGTTATACTGGTAGTTTAGGAGTTAATAATGCTGGCGGAAAAATTCAATTAACTGTGACTCCGGCAACAAGTGCTTCTACAGTGTGGACAACTCAATACAAAACTATTTAAAGAACACATATGGCAATAATACTAAAGAAATTTAACTCACTTGGTGGATTCTCGGTAGGAGATGAAACACCCATAGACGTAGTAGACGCCAATGCTAACGTTAGCGCAAATTATTTGTCAGTTGGAAATAATTTAGCAGTAACAGGTGATGCTAATATTACCGGCAATACTAGTATTACTGGTAACTTGACAGTACTGGGCGCAGTATCATATATTCAAACAACCACTACCTATGTATCTGATCCACTAACAGAAACAGGCGGCGGACCTGATGGTGCCGCATTAACAGAAAACGATAATGCAGATAGGGGTTCTATTCTTCATTATTATGCTGGCAATATTGCCAATGGAGCTCCGGTTGATGCTTTCATTGGATGGGACAACAGTAATGCAGAGTTTGCTCTTGCAAGTAATGTGACCGTAGATAGTGTTAATAATATTGTAGGTTACAATCAGTTTGGTAACATAAGGTTAGGTAACATAATAACAACCGGTGATATATCTACTGGTGGAAATATTACCATTGACGGTAATATCAATATTACAGGCAGTATTAGCTCGTCCGGTGGAGGCTCGGCCATTAATGGAAATGCAATACCATTAGGAGAACCATATGATGCCAACTTAACATCACCGGGAGCATTAGATACTTGGTCAAGTAACACAACGGTAACTGACGCTATCGATGATCTAAATGAAGTGATGTTAAATGTTGTTAAAAATACTTTTGTGGGTAATGTAGACTTCACTGCTAATGTAGTTGCAGGACCTAGTCCATTGATAGTGTCATTTAATAAAACATTTAATGGCACCGGTACTAATTATCTATGGGATTTTGGTGATACAACAACAAGCACAAGTTCAACACCTACAAAAACCTACGCTAATACAAGTGGAGGAACATTCACGGTTACGTTAACAGTGAGTAACAGTAGCGGTATTGGAGCTGGATCAAGTGATAATAAAGTAAAAACAAATTTTATCACATTATACACACCTACTCCAATATCAAGTTTTACTTTAGATAAGACTGCAACTGATACAGGTGGTTCAGTATCATTAACAAATACTAGCCAATATGCACAAAGCTATGTAATTCATTGGGGTGATGGCACAAGCGATACTATTGCATCAAATGCAGTAGCAGGTGGTGTAGGTGGCGGTGCAAAGTCACACACTTACACAGTCACTGGTACTGCTGATACTAGATATCAACCATATATAGTAGCTACAAGTACAACAGCAGGACCTGCTGACGTAAGTATAACTAGTGCGACACAAAACGTTTACGTATATAAAACACATAGCCCAACATTTACTACAAGTACACTTGAAGGAAATAATGATTATACATTAAATCCAGATGGATGGAATGTTACATTTACTAATACAACAGCCGCTGGGGTAGGAGCAACTACTACGTTCTCTGGAAACTATTATAAATGGACATGGGGTGATGGTACAACTACAAGTGTAAACTCTGGTTCGGGTAGTGCTGGTGACAGAAGTGTTGACATCATTCATAAATTCAGTTTAACTAACCCTGCAGTAAATCAAACCTTTACCGTATTACTAGAAGTTTATAATGGTCATTCTACTAGTCCATTCAGTTCATCAACTGTTACAGTAACAGTACACCCTGACCCACAAGCTATCTTTACCGGTAACTTAGTTACATTGTCGGATAGAACGGGTGATTCATCACAAAAAGGATATTATTTTACTGATTTGAATGGAGTTAATAGAGCAATTGTTAGATTTACCAATAGTTCATTAAACACAGATTCATTCAAATGGACATGGGGTGACGGAAGTAATAGTGGAGTAATAACAACTGGTCCGGGTACACCTGGGTCTACTATTGACCACACATTTACTAGCGTAGGTAATTATACTATTGAATTATTAGCTACTGGCACATATAGTGAATCAGCATCTGATGATACGAATACTAAAAACAATTATATTTCAATTAGTGCGGCTCCTGCAGCACCAGCTGGATTAAGTTCTAAAACATTGAGTATGAGCACAGCTAGTGTTGGAACAAGTCCATATTTAGCGGCACTTGCAACTGATAACTCGGGTGGTAATATTCCAGCAGCCGGCACAAGCATAACACGATATACAACTGGCACAGTAGTAACTAACACTGTTGGTGACGTATACAATTCATATACAGGTACACTAACTAATGAATTTAACGGGGTAGATGATGGTGCTATTGCATTCACATCAAGTGATAACGCGGGAACATATGGTAACTTAGTAGTAACATTAGACCGAGATGCTCACGTACCTAGTCCGGCTACTTACCCTAGTGACTTCTATAAAGTGTTCTCATCATATGCAACCAAAGCAATTTCTAGTGTAAGCACAGGATATAATCAAATCAAGTTAGTTCACTCAACTACAGGGAATACTAACCCAGTTGGTTTTGTTAAAGATGATTTAACTTCAGTTCCCACAGTAGATATTTCTGGTGCTACACTGACAACAGGAACTGCTGGAACTTTATTGTATATTTCGGGTATTCCATATTTTAATACAGGTAGTCCGACAGTAACATTGGCTGGAGCACAGATTTTTAACTGGATTGGCCAAACATACCAAAATACAACTACACCTTTCAGTATTGCTCCGGATACAAATGACGAAAGCACTACCGGTAATGTTATTGCGTCACAAACTAAAACATATAGTAATTTAGATGGTGCAACAACATTCTTATCTAGTGGCGTTCCTAAAGCAAATACAGGTAAAGACTCTGGTAATAAATATACTATAGGATCACAATCTATTAATGTAGCACCCGCAAGTACTGCGGCAGTTCAAACTATCAAGTACAGTGCTACAAACGTAAACGGAACAAGCGCAACAGCAACAGTGGCTAAGAAAATTCAAGTTTTTACAGCAACCCCAAGTGGATTTGTAGAGACAAGCATTCCTTACGGTGCTACTACTGCTAAACGTATTGTTATAGCCGGAGCGACTGGTGCTAATCCAACATACAATAATGCAACAAATTATTATTTAAATAATGCATGGTCTGGTGCTGTAACAATTGCAGGTACTGATGAAGCAGTAGTTCGTTGGAATCAACTTAAGTGGTTCAACACTGATTTGTCAGGTTATCTACCAGTTGGACCAAATCTTAATTCAGGTAGAACAAGTGGCAATCAATACTTCCGTGGTGCATTCTCAAAAACATTGGTTCAAAATTTTAGAGTTACTATAACAGGTAAAATATCAGGACTATTCTTTGCAGTTCCTGGTACAACGATTGATACAGCAAGTACGTTAAATGGATGGATTGATGCATCAATAACATACGATGGCGCCGGTGTACCTGGTGCAGGTGCTGGTGGTAACGGCAGTAACGGTTGTGCTAGCACACCAGGAGATAGAGTCCCACTAGGCTCAGTGATTTCTGGAACAACATATAATATGACATTGGGTTCAGTGAGTACTGGAACCGCTATTTCAGGTTCTACGGGTAATCAAGTACTATTCAGTATAGTGTTAGCCTCAGGGGATTATATAACATCATGGAGTTTTAGTTAATGGCTTTATCTACTACAGAACAACTTGACTTCCTTTGGAAAAAGGTAGGCTTCGGGGTAACTAAAACTGATACCGCGGCAAATAAATTTGCGTTTAACGAATCTATACCTAGCCCGTTATTACTACGTGCGGATAAGTTATGGGCCCAGGCTTCGGAAATACCTAACGCTAGACCTGATACAACTTCTTCAATTGTTAGAATTTACAAAGATGGAACTGGGTCTTGGACTCCCACTGCTAAATTAATAGAAGATACTGCCGCAAGTGATAACAGAACTTGGAAAACTAATCTTACTGATTGGATTCCACCTGAATTTGGTTCAACATACTTAGTTAGTGTTTACATTGATAATGATAACGCTACAACTCCACAGACTACAGGAACACGTATATTCGCCGCTGGCGCAAGTGGAATCAGCAATGATGAATGGTTCTTTGATTATCAATCAGGTGTATTGCATTTTATAGGAACAAACTTACCGACAGCAATTGCATCCGGTGTCACTGGCAAAAGTATATTCATAAGTGGTGCTAGATATGTAGGTAAATTTGGTATTAGTTCAGCAGATACACTAACTGCAAATTCAGTAGTAATTACTACTTCTGCTAATATTGGCAATTTAAGAATAGCCGATACTACTATTTCAAGTACAACAGCAAATAGTGACATAACATTGAATCCAGATGGTACTGGAAGTATTAGTCTATCTGCAAACACAACAGTTACAGGCAATCTACTGGCTACAAATGCTAATTTGGGTAATGCTACATATGCTAATTATTTTATTGGCGATGGTAGTTTACTAACTAATATTTCAACCTCCGCTATTACGGGAAATTTATCATTAGACGGAATTACTGCGAATTCAATAACTATATCTACTATTTTTAGTGGTAATTTGAATACTGTATCAGTTGGTACGGGATCTAATACTGTAATTGACAGTTTTGCACTTGCATCGGCCAGAACCGCTAAATATGTAGTTAAAGCCAGCAATGATGATGGTTATGAATCTTTAGAGATACTATTGATACACAACGGTACTGACAGTTTTATAACAATTTATGGTTCAATTAGTACTGCAACAGACAGCAACAGTATCGTTAGTATTTCTAGCAATATTGCGTCGGGTAACATTAAATTGTACGCATCGGGATCCAACGCAAATACAGTTGTAAATTTTGTTGGTACTTACATTACTGACTAATGAGAATATAGAATAACATGACAACAAGAAATTTTAACGTTAAAGTAGGTATAACTACCGGTAACATCACACTAGATGCTGCCAGCGGAAATGCAAACGTAGCCAACCTTAATGCCGTTAATACCGTAAAAGCGGGCAACTTGTCAGTTACTTTAGTAGCATCTAATCTAATCCCAAATAGTAACGGGGTATTGTCTTTAGCAAACGCTACAAGCAGATATAAAGACTTCTTCTTATCCGGTAATATTGACATTAATGGTCAAGTGATTTCTGCAAATAATGACGGAATTACTGCTGGAAATTTGTTCTTAGATAATCTAAATGTTGACACTGTAACAGTAAATACGCAACTTGTCATAAATAGTAGTACACAATCTACGTCTACTGGTACCGGAAGTTTTGTTACTGAGGGTGGTATAGGGATTAAGAAAGATTTGACTGTAGGGGGTAATATCAACTTGGCGTCTAGTGCAAATTCTAGCCCATTAGGTATTATCAACTACAATACCACATCTAGTAGTATAGATTTTAAATTTAACGGATAAAACATATGGCAACAATTGGAGCAAGATTAAAAAATGACGGAACATTACTTACTGCAGGTAATGATCCAGTGGAATTTGATGATGGTTTGGATGAAGTATCACAATCTACTCATAGTGTAACTGTCTCACAAATATTTGCAAACGAATTTGATGAAATTACTTTATCAGCAGGACAGCCTTCGGGAGGTTCTATTCTGTTAAACGGCACAACTAGTTATCTAACAGTTGCCGGTAGTGGTGATTTTCAATTTGGCAATAACCCATTCACTATAGAGGGATGGTTCTATGCAACAGCAAATACATATCAACGTTTATGGTGCTTTCCAAACGGAGACAACGTAGAAATGTTAGGTTCAGCATTGTACTATTGGAATGGTGTAAGTGCACCTATTAGCAGTGGATCTAATGTAATCCCTCAAAATCAATGGTTTCATGTAGCACTAGTTAAAACATCTGCGAGCGAAGCTAAAGTATATGTTAATGGTGTATCAGTAATCGTAGACAACGCTCCTTACAATTCAACTACATCCAGAGCACTAGTAATAGGTGGTGAAGGTGCATCTGATATTACTGGACAAGGGTCAGCCTCTGGAGCGGATGGGTTCTTCACTGGTAATATAACTAATTTTCGTGTAGTAAAAGGGGTAGCAGTGTATACTGGTAATTTCAGTACACCGTACTCTCCTCTTGGTGCTACACAACTTAGCAGTGTTAATGTCTCTGCTATAACCGGTTCAGCCACTGTATTATTATTAAAAGTAATAAATGCGGGGGCTTTAACAACAGATGATTCGGGAACGAGTAAAGCTGTTACTAATGTTGGTGTTGCATCTTTTAGTGCATTGACACCGTTATCGTCTACTTACAACGGAAAAATGAAGCAGAGAAAATCTGGTCAATTACTTGTTGCAAATGAATTCGATGAGTATACTGGGATTACAGTGTAAAACACTATAAACTAACAAACGAAAGAATAAAAGGAAAATAAAATGGCAAAATTAAAAGACGGCACCAGAATTTACGGTAACGCTAACATCAATGCTACGCTAACCACGTTGGATTTAGTTGTTACTGGTAATATGACAATTCAGGGAACAACTACTACAGTTGATTCAACCATAACAACAATTGAAGATCCAGTAATCACGTTGGGTACAAACGCAACAAATGACGGTCTTGATCGTGGTCTTATCTTACAGTATAACGACGGTGCAGCCAAAACAGGCTTCTTGGGTTGGGATCAAAGCGCAGGCGAATTTGCACTAGCAAGTACTACTACATGGGATTCAGCAAACAATGCAGTTACGATAGGTACATATGGTAACATTCATGGATTGCATTTTATTGGTCAAGGCGATACTCTTGCTAACATTGCTGGTGCAAATGTTACTGGTACTGTTCCTAATGCTAATAACTCTGCATTTGCAGGTAACGTTACAGGTAATGCACAAGCTAATATTACAAGTGTTGGTACGCTAACCGGGTTAACAGTTGGCAACGCAACTGCAAATACTACTTTTGGCAATGGTACAATTACTGCAGGTGGTGTAGTAGCTATTACTGATACTACTGAAGCTACTAGTACATCTACTGGTGCATTAAAAGTTACAGGTGGCGCCGCAATTCTTGCCAACTTACACGTTGGTGGAAATATATATGGTAACTTTGCAGGTAACATTGCAGCCAAAGGTGCTAACACTCAAGTTCAATTTAACGATGACGGTGCTCAAAACGCAACTGCTGGGTTTACATTTACTAAATCTAGCAATGCAGTAACTGTAATTGGTACGATTACTGGTGGTAATTTATCAACAGCCGGTACACTAAGTGTAACAGGTAATGCGAACGTTGGTAATTTGGGTACAGCTGGATTAATTACTGCTACAGGCAACGTGTCCGGTGGTAACTTAACAACAGCCGGTGATGTGACAACTGTTACTGTAACTGCTTCAGGAAACATCAGCACCACTGCAAATCTTTCTGTTACTGGAACTGCTAATGTTACTGGTACAGCAAATGTTGGAAATTTAACAACAGGTGGCGATATTAATGGTACTGGAGCAAGTAGTACAGCTAACGTACAATATTTGACCGTACGTGCTACAGCTAATATTACAAGTACTGCTACAGTTGGTAATTTAGAATCCGGTGGTTATGCTAACGTAACCGGTAACATCACTGGCGGAAACTTAGTTACATCAGGCTCGGCAAACATTGGCAATCTAATAATTTCAGGTAATGTTACTGGTAACTTAATCCCATCAGCAGACGTTACATATGATTTAGGCGCTGCCGGCAAGGCTTGGAGAGACTTGTATCTTTCTGGTTCTAGTATTAAGTTAGGCACACAAGTAATTAGTTCTAATGCAGACGGAGTTACTTTATCTAACTCAATTAACACAACCAATATTACTGCTTCTAATTTAATTAGCACATTGACACTGACTGCATCTGGGGCAATCACTGGTGCTAACGTTACCGCTAATAACTTATCAAATACACAAGTTGCATTTGCAGACGGTAGTAAGATAGTAGGATCTAGTTCTTTCATATTCACTTCTACTACTGGTACATTAAGTGCTAATCTGTTTACAGGTACGTTAACAACTAATGCACAACCTAATATTACTAGTGTTGGCACATTAACTGACTTAACAGTTACTAACGTAGCTAATGCTAATATCAATGGTTATTCAGCTACTGTATCCGGCGCTACACAATCTAACATTACTAGTGTTGGTACACTAACAAGTTTAGTTGTTTCAGGAAATATTCAATCTAACGCAAATGTAATCACAGATAACATTCTTGCAAAAGCTACAAATGTAACATTAACTTCCGGTTCAAATGGTAACATCGTATTAGCTCCACAAGGAACTGGTACAGTTGATGTTTCTAGCAAACGTATTACTGGTCTAGCAACTCCTACTCAAGCTACTGATGCCGCTACGAAAGGTTATGTTGATGGGGCGGCCCAAGGTCTAGATATTAAGAATTCAGTACGTGTAGCAACTACAACAAATATCACTTTAAGTGGTACTCAAACTGTTGATGGCGTGGTACTTGTTGCTGGTAATCGTGTTCTAGTTAAAGATCAAACTAATGCAAGTCAAAATGGTATCTATGTTGTATCTGCTAGCGCATGGACACGTGCTTTAGATGCTGATGATAATGGTGAACTAACTGCAGGATCATTTACTTTCATTGAAGAAGGTACTTCGTATCATGATACAGGATGGGTAATTTCTACTAATGGTGAAATTGTAATTGGTACTGACCCAATGAACTGGACTCAGTTCTCAGGCGCCGGGCAACTTACAGCATCAGATGGTGTACAATTAATTGGTTCTAATTTTAGTGCTAATGTCGATAACACTACAATTGCTGTTGTATCCGGTGCATTAAAAGTTAAAGATGGCTTAACATTAGTTACACCAAATATTGGTGTTGCAACTGGTGCAAGTTTGAATTTAAGTACAGGTAATTTAACTGCAGGTAATGCAGTAATTGGTGGAGGATCAGGTGGTTCTATCACGGGTGCAAACTTAGTTTCTGCTAACTATTTCACTGGTACATTAACTACTGCGGCTCAACCTAACATCACTAGTGTTGGTACATTGGGTAATCTAAGTATCACAACAACACTAAATGTAGCTAGTAATGCATTCATTGCTAATGCAAATGGTATCTTACTGGTAATGCAAACGTATCTGGTCAAGTAACTGCAGGGAACATTAAAACTGATAGTTTAACAACTGGTCGTGTTACTTTACAAGGTGCAGGTAATGTGTTATCTGACAGTGCTAACTTAACATTTAGCAGTGATACATTGACCGTTACTGGTACAGCCAACGTATCTGGTCAAGTTATTGCAGGTAATGTTAAAACTGCTAGCTTAACAGTTGGTCGTGTTACATTTGCTGGTACTGGAAATGTATTAGCTGACGATGCAGAACTAACATTTGATACAATAACCAATGAGCTACAGAGTGGTAATGCTAACGTTGCGGGCTATATGACTGCAGGTAATGTTACTGCACGTAATCTAACTTCAGGTAGAATTACATTTGCAACATCAGGTGGATTACTATCTGATAATGGTAACTTAACGTTTAATACAACAGGTAACATTCTTACAGTCGATAATGTGACTTCATCAGGTAATGTAAATGCCGCTCAATTTATTGGTAATGGTGTTCAACTTAGTAACGTTGCGGGTGCTAACGTATCTGGCCAAGTAGGCAATGCATTAGTAGCTGGAACAGTCTATGGTAATGCGCAAGCTAATATTACTAGCGTGGGTACATTGACTGGATTAACTGTAACCGGTTTAACTACGTTAGACACTCTTGCTAATGTTAAAATTACTGGTGGTGCAAATGGTCAAATTATTTCAACAGATGGTACAGGCAATTTAAGTTTCATATCGAACGATAGTGGTAAAATTGTAAATGGTACAAGTAACGTAAGTATCCCTGACTTAAATGGTAACATCATTATGGTCAGTGGCGGAACTACTGTACTTACTGTGTCTGGTGTAGGGGCTAACATAACCGGATACATCGATGTAACCGGTAACATTAGTGGTAATAACATATCTGCCGCAAATACAATTACTGCATCAGCTAATACAAATTCAACATCTAGTATTACTGGTACAATAAAAGTAACAGGTGGTATGGCAGCAACAGGTAATATCTATACTGGTAAATCAGTTGGATTTGCTAACAACAACGGTGGAACTGCAAGTAAGGCATACATTCAATTCAACGACACTGCAAATAGTTTAGACTTCATCTTCAATTAATTGGAGGTGAAATGGCTAATATTGCGGCTAGATTGGATAGCACTGGCAAACTCTATGCTAACAGTAATGGCAACGTAGGGTTTAACGAGATCAGTCAGAGCAACATAAGCATCACCCCTAATGGGGTGTTTGCTTATACTTTGGATGAGTACACTGGCACTGAAAATGGCAAGGCCATGCAACAGCTAAATACGGGTGTACTTAAAATTTCCGGAGTTTTTGACGAGGTGTCGGGA